AGGGTGAGGGCTGAGCAGGAATGGCCGCGCCTGTTTGCGGGGGCTGGCGATTCAATCCCCGCGAACGCCGAGGTTTTGCGCGCCATGTTCGACGATTTGTTCGTCAAATTCTCTGAGCTAGGACGTGCGCTTGCGCTACCATGACCGACCTAGCCTTCATCCGCTCTACGTGGGCAACCGCATTTGCTCCACCGGATCGTCGGCCGATATGGGAATGGGCGCACGACAAAGTAACCGAGCTGCCGGCAGTGTACGGCGACCGGCGCGCATTTTCCGTGATGGGCTCTCGGCATTTCGTTGCGCCATTTCAGGCCATCCAAAGCCCGCGGGTGCATGAGATTTCGGTCCTCGCACCTGTCCGGTCTGGCAAGACGCTGCTCGCCGACATCTCTGTGCCGTGGCTAATCTGCGAGCAGGGTGCGTCCGTGCTGTGGATTCTCCAAACGGACCCAATCGCCAAGAGTCACGCCGAGACGCGGCTGTGGCCGATCCTAGAGCATTCGCCGTGCGTGGCACTCATGCCGTTCGACCGGCACAAGCGGCGGACCCAGGAGGTGTTATGGACCAACGGCCAACCGCTGTTTATTAAGGGCCCATCCGAATCCAACCTGCAAAGCCGAGGTTTCCGCGTCGTCATATTAGATGAATGTTGGATGTATGATCGCGGCGTGATGGGGCAAGCCAAGGCGCGTTTGGGCGATTTCGTTCGACTCGGCAACCAGAAGTTCATTTGCATCTCTCAGGGCGGATCGCAGGGAACCGACTGGCAGGAACACACGGAGACAGCGAGGCGGTATGAATGGGAGGTCACGTGCCAAGGCTGCGGTCGCTACTTCGAGCCAAGATGGTCAGGGTTCCGCGAGGACGGAAGCAGGTGGGGATTGGTCTATGAGACTGTCAAGACCGAGGCCGGCGACGTGGACCAAGAGCATGCTGCGCGTACGGCGGCAATGGAGTGCCCACACTGTCGGCATCGGCATTCATACTCGGCCGCAACACTTGGCGCATGGAACGCATCGGGTCGATATGTGGACGCAAAAACCCGCGAACTGTGGGACGAGAAAACCTGTGGGGACCGCGTGCTTTTCCATTGGGAGGCTGTCATCGATTACCCTTGGCGGGACCTCGTCATCGAGTGGTTAGCTGCGAAAAAATCGCAGGCGATGGGCGATTACGAGAAGCTCAAGACGTTTATTCAGAAGCGATGCGCGGACCACGACAATCCGAACGGGAAAAACCCTCATGCGCTCGTCTATGAGTTTCGACGGTTTGACCCCTGCGAACAACGCGAGGGACAGGGGGTTGTCATCGCCTCCATTGACGTCCAACACCGGAATTACTGGATGATGGTCGCCGAGGTATCCAAGAAGGGCGGGGAGGTGCGTCGACTTTGGTATGGCCGCTGCAACGAGGACAGCGACGTTGATGCCGTGCTAGAGAAGTACCGCCCATGGATCGCTGGCGTTGACGTGAACTGGAACAAAAACAAAGACAACTCAATCTTCCGCTTTGCCCTTCGCCGTCGGCTCATAGGTTTGGTCGGCGACAAGGAAGCTAGCTTTCCGCACTGGTTAAAGAAGCTCAGTGGGGAAACGTGTCAGGTCCGAAAGATTTATTCCGAGGTGTCAAACGTCGATGCGTTTGAAGGTTTCCACGACGCGCCGCAGCGGGACCGATACTGCCCGCGCATCCGGTTTTCCTCGGACGCCATCGCAACTCGGGTTCACCGCATGATCGACAAGGGACTATGGCTGGAGCCGTCATCGGGAGAGGATCCGGTTGAGCGGCGAGAGTACGACAAGCAAATGAGCGCGGAGCATCAGGAGATGACGACAGATTCAACCGGAAGACAGATTGCAAAGTGGGTTGCGCACTCAAAAAGCAACCACGCCTGGGACTGCGCCAAAATGATCGTTGCGCTTGCAACTATCGTTTCCGACTCCGACAACGCGCCGATTGAATTCGCATGACGATCGAGCCCAACACCCGAGAGATTGGCCCTCCGGAGACTGGACGGATGCTTTCGGCTCGGCGACCGGAAGCCGCGCGTCAAAGCAATTGCAGGAGCCGTTGTAGCTCAACCTTGAGCTTTCCACGCTCTTCGGGATTCAGCCTGGGAATGCGCGAGCGGATCCGCGACATCCACAGAAGGATTTTGATTGGCTTCCCAGGCTCCGGGTTACGTGGTTCTGGAGCAGGAACTAATTCGGTCAGCAAGAGTGTTTGCCGCCACATCGCATTGTCCAGCACGCCGCCGTGCTCGCGGACAATTTTTGCGACTTTAATGCACGCCCGCGCCTGTTGGATGGACATTCCATCAACGGCGTCAACGACGGCCTGCAATTCTAACTGTTCCTCGTGTCGCTCAAGCTCAGCGCCGAGTGCGCTTGCTGCGGCCACCGCATCTCCGGCAGCGTGGAAGGCGTTGTTTCTTGCCTCAGTGAATCTGGAAAAAAGGGACGGTAACGCGGGTGATATCTCGATCTTCATATTGTTTTGCGGAGCGACTGATTGAGAATTGTTGCGCCGACCCATGCGACACCACGAGGTTTCCGTTTCCCTCTAGCTCGGCAGGCTATTGCACGATCCTCCACCGCCTCGGCTGTGATGGACACTCGCGATTGAAGGCCGAAGCGACGTTCTAGTATCCGCTTTTCCTTGCTGATCGCTGCCCGCGTGCACCCGATCAGTTGTGCGGCATCCGCCATGCTGATCGGGCACTTGTTCAGGACATAGAGCATCGCATAGGCGAGGATGCGCGGGTCTCGGTTCGGCTCCGTGAATAGACAGAGAACCTCAACGAGAGCGCCGGAGGAGTGACGAGACTGGACGGAGTCGCGACCGTCAGCCCATTCGCGGACGATGCGCTCGATGTCGTCGTCGCCCAATTCATCAGACGATTTTAGCTCTGCAATGAGTTCATCAAGCGGGTCGGCCTCTGGCGCCTCGGAGGCTAGCGGGTGATCGGCTGCGTCCATGCTCTCCATGGTTGGGTTATTAGCAAAAGGCCAGAGCCGACGCAACAGTTGACTTGAAAAAGTGATTAAATGGCTTTCAACCCATTTGTCGGATGGACTGAAGCGGAGCTATTAGCAGAGCGACGGAAAGTCCAACAGGAGATGATCGACGGCGGTGCACTGACGAGTGGCGGCGCGGGTGGAACGTCATTCTCGCGCGCCCCACAATACTCGGCGCAAACACGGCTTAATTGGATTCAGCAATCGTTGAACGTCATCAATCCAACGACGTACCCGCTTGCAGACATGATGCCGACGGCGCAAATGCCGACGTTTTTCCAATCAATCCCATCTCCCTATGGCAGAACGTCCATTTAAGGTCACCGACCGCCGAGGTGTTCAATCCTCATATTGGGATGCCAGCTTTTCGGAGCCGGTTGCGCGTCGTTTTGATGGGCAGCGCCGACAGATCGACAATTTCAACAAAGACGCATCTAGCCTGACCGGGCCGTACAGCCGTTCGGTGCTGATGTCTATGGGGCGGTACCTGTTCCAAAACGTCACTCCGCTACGGAATGCGTTGAGTGAAATGGGGCTTTTTGCGTCGTCTGGAATCCAAATCCAGTTTGACGGCGAGGACGCGGAATGGGGCCGTACTGCTGAAGCGTGGCTGTATGGCCATGATTGGATTTGCGATGTTCGCGGGACGCCGTATTCCATGCAATCGTTGCGGGAGTTGCTTGTCCTATCGTACCTCCGCGACGGGGACTCGTTTGTTTTGTTGACCGAATCCGAGTCTGGATTCCCGATGTTCCAGCATATCCCCGGACATCGCGTCGGAAGCCGCGGGTTGTCCATTGTTCCGGCCGGTTCTCAATATGCCGGGATGATGTTCCGCGACGGGGCGATCATCAACGAGCAGGGCCGACCAATCGCCTACCGGCTGCTTGCCGACGACCCAAAGGGGGACCGCGACGTTGACGTCCGCAGCCTTGTCCCGTGCTTCATTCCCGAGTACGCCGACCAGTACCGCGGCACGTCTCCGTTGGCCGCAAGCATTCTGGATTTCATGGACGTGTCGGAGGCGCGGCGCCTGGAGATGGTGTCGCAGAAGGTTTTCAGCGGCTTGTCGCTGTTGGTCCACAACGAGACGGGCGGCCCGGCGGAAACAGCAAACCTTGTCTCGCGCTACGGCAGCGGCGGATTGACTTCAACCGGCGCAACCAACACGGACGCGGTCAAGCTGTCGTCGGACGAAATTGTCCCTGGCGAGATCCGCTACGTCCGCGCCGGATCGCAGTCAAAGGTCGAGGCCATCACGGGCGACCGGCCGTCGATGAATCAGCGTGCGTTCACGGAAGAGGTGTTGCGGCAGGCTATTTCCGGGTTTGGTTGGTCATATGATTTTTCTCAGAATCCGACCAAGGCTGGCGGGGCTCAAATGCGCGTCGTCGTTGAAAAAATCAACAAGCGCCTTGCCTACCTGCGGGACCGGCTGCTTTACCCGACGCTTCGCAGGCTTGACGGCTACCGAGTTGCAAAGGCCCAAAAGCTCGGACTGTTGCCGTCGTCTGATGAGTGGATGCGGTGGGAGTACATTTCGCCGGCCCAGGTGACAGCCGACCGGAAGTATGATTCCGACGTAGCTATTGCCGAATTTCGGGCCGGCTTCCGAACGATGGCCGACGTGTGCGCCCGTAATGGCGAGTGGGCTGAAGATGTCTTAAAGCGTCGCAAGCGCGAGACATCGGACCTGTTAAAAGCGGCTGCTGAGCTTTCTAAGGAACACGGCATTGACATGTCCATTGCAATCACCCTCCTCCGAGATACGACGAGCTACAGCACGACGACGAACAGCGCAGCCGCCATTGCCGAGTCCCAGGCTGCTACCAACGAATCACAATGAGTCATATTCACCTGCTCAATGAGGTCTTTGGCAAGCCGTGGCTTGTCAGTGCAGCGACGCACGGGAGCATTGCCCGCATTGTTGGCCAGCGCGCAGGCCTGTTTCCTGCGGACGCCCGCATGCCTGCGGAGGGGCCTTGCGGCGAGGAGGTCGAAACGGAGGAAATGCAGATCGTGGACGGAGTGGCCTACATCCCGGTTGGCGGAATCCTTGCGCGCAAAACAAAGGCGTTTGATCGCGGGTCCGGCGTTGTTGACTATGCCGACATCCGCGAGGAGCTGGCCATTGCCGAGGAGGATGACGACGTTCTTGCCATTGTCCTCGACATGGACACGCCTGGGGGAACGGTTGCCGGATGCATTGACACCGCCGACGCGCTCGCGTCCGTGACCAAGCCTGTCGTCGCATACACGTCCGGAATGATCGCATCGGCCGGCTATTGGCTGGCGTCGCAAGCCGACATGGTCGTTGCAACCCGAGGCGCTGAAGTTGGGTCCATCGGCGTCTACTGCGCTTTTTTCGACTTGTCCGAGTATTACAACAAGCTGGGCGTTTCCGTGGAGGTGTTTTCATCGGGCGACTACAAGGGCGCAGGATACCCCGGAACATCGTTGACCAAGAAGCAGCGCGCCGACATGGATGCGTCAATCAAGCGCACGCACGACCAGTTTGCGGCAGCGATCCAAGCGGCGCGGCCGCAGGTTTCGATGGATGTAATGGATGGTCGCGTGTTCGACGCCGAGCAGGCAATCGAGCATGGGTTGATCGACGACATCGTCGGCGGCATTGAGGACGCTGCGCGTATGGCGCTGGCTATGGCCAACAGTTGACCATCACGTAGTGGTGCATGGCTTCACTTTCCGAACTCTTTGCCGCCATCACTGGCATCGGTAAAAGGCTGGACGCGATCCAGATCCCATCTCCAGACGCCGCGCTTGCGTCTGAGGTCGCCTCGCTCAAGTCCACCGTGGCATTTATGACCGCGGAAAAGGCCGAACTGGTTGCCCGCATCGAGTCGATTGACATCAAGCTCGCCGAGTCGGTCGCGTCGCTTGACAAGGCCGAGTCCGTCAACAAAGACCTTACCAACAAGGTGTCCGCGCTAGAGGCCGAAAAGACGTCGGCCGAGAAAAAGGCCGCGGACATCGTGGCCGGCTTTAGTGCACCTCCAGCAGCCGAGCCAAAGAAGAACGAGGCTGCCACCGTCAGCCGCGCCGCCTTCGAGCAGATGTCGCACAGTGAGCGGAACACCTACATCCGCAACGGCGGCAAGATTGTCTAACATTAATCACCTATGGCCAACACCATCACCCTCACCAACCTCACCGAGGTTATCTACAAGTCTCGCGACCTCGTTGCCGCGGAGGCTGTCGGGTTCACGACCTCGGCGCTTATTAATGCCGACGGCTCGGAACGGGTTTCCCTCAACGGCACCGTGAGGTCGATCCGCACCTCCCAGCCGACGCTCAACACGTCTTACACCCCGGCGATGACTATTCCGGCGGCGGACGATGTAACCGTCACCACGGACTCGGTTTCGATTGGCCAGGTTGCCAACGTCCGGATCCCGCTGACCGGTGACGCTCTGCTTCAGCTTCAAAACTGTCAGAGCCGCGAGGACTACACGTCCAACATCATCGCCCAGGCGCTTCGGAAGATCCGCAACGCCATCGAGGCCCATTGCGGCACGGTCGTGAAAAACGGCGCGAGCCGAGCCACTGGCACCGCAGGCACTACGCCGTTTGCCAGCAATCACAACTCCATCAACGCGGTTCGCCAGATCCTCAAGGACAACGGCTGCCCGGTGGAGGACGGCACCGTTTCGCTTATCATCAACACCGCGGCCGGGACCAACCTCCGCAACCTGTCGAACCTCTATAAGGTCAACGAGGCCGGTTCATCCGAGTTGCTGCGGCGTGGTGTCCTCCAAGACATTTCCGGGATTCTTATCAAGGAGTCAGCTGGGGTTGCCTCTCATACCAAGGGCACCGGCGCTTCCTACCTGACCAACAGCGCGAGCCTCGCGACGGATACCGTCGATGTGCCTCTTGACACCGGCTCTGGCACCGTGGTTGTTGGCGATCACGTGACATTCGCTTCTGGCGCTGGCTCCGGTCGCTCCTACATCGTTCAGACGGGCATCGCGGCTGCCGGTACCATCGTGCTGAACCAGCCTGGTTTGCGCGGCGCGATTCCGGACAACAACGCGTTGACCATCGGCAACGACTACACCGCCAACGTGGCGTTTCACAGGTCGGCCGTTGAGTTGATTATGCGCCCTCCTGCAATGCCTGACGGCGGTGATGCTGCTCGCGAGCGCATGACAGTTTTCGATCCCGTTTCCGGGATGGTTTTCGAGGTTGCCCTGTACGCCGGCTATGGCATGAACATGCTCGACATTACGACCATGTACCAGGCCAAGGTCTGGAAGCCGGAGTTTGTCGCAACTCTGCTCGGCTAACCAAGTCATTGGTTCACGGTTCAAGGCCCCGCCCGTTGCTCATGCGGGTGGGGCCTTTGTAGTTGCGGTTGACTGATTCCCGCTGACGAATATGCGCTATCGTTTTCTTACCCTTCTCTTCCTATTTGCATTTTCGGCGTTTGGCCAAATCACCAACGTCAACATCGGCACCAGTGCCAACGATGGGTCGG